CTGCTGACACACTACGGCAATGATATCATCTGCTTCTGTGTGTGGTACGCGAAGTTGCATGTAAGGAAAGACTTCACTGATCTCAGAAAGATATTGTTCAAACAATCCAAAGACTTGATTCCAATCATGAGAATCATCCTTGACTTTCTTCTTTCTATTTGCCTTGTAGTTTGGAAAAACTTCTTTCCTCCAACAATCAGAAGACTCAAGACAGAGAACTACTTCTCCATACTCATCCTTGAATTGTTTTCTGTACATACGAATAGTGTTCAGAAACAAATGTCTGAGCATATGTTCGTCTAGTTCTTCGTGAAGTTTTCGGTGTACAAAATAAGAGGCGAGAAACAACTGGTTCGTATCGAGGAGAATCATTTAAAAAACTTTCAAAATTACTGTGTTTGCGTTTAGTCTTCCGTTTGGAGTCTTGATCATACTGTGCTGAGAGTTCCAAACCTTATCAAGTGTACTCTGGTTCTTAATTGTTTTGATAATATCCTTTGGTTTCTTGATTGTTCGAGACTCGGACTTATCCTCATCAAAGTTCTGAATGGTGGTTCCCTTGATCGAGAGAGTCTGTCCTACACATGCATAGTATACACTTAAAGTGTTGTACTTGGTACTATAAACTACGACTTTTGAAGAATCTAATATAATTACAGAAATTGAAACTATTACATTAGGAAGTTATAAAAATGTAACCCAATTATATAAATTGGATAAAGGTCAAAAAGAACAATATTACGACTATTCTAGAATTATTAGAAATGGAGGTGTTCCAGAACCAACTCATAGATTATTAATTGTATTTGATTATTATTCAGTTCCATCTGATGATAATGGAGATGCGTTCACAGTTTTAAGTTATGATGAAGAAAGATTTGAAAAAGATATACCCAATATTGGATCATATAAAGTAAGAGCATCAGATACACTTGATTTCCGTCCAAGAGTTTCTGTATTTGACCCGGCAACTTCAGGAGGATCAACTAAAATATCTCCATTTGATTTCGCTTCTAGAGATTTTGATTCTGTTCCAAAACTTTTAATGGCACCTGGAGAAGGATCTATTATAGGATATGATTTTTATCTTCCACGAATTGATAAACTATACATTGATAGATATGGAACTTTTATAGTCGAAAAGGGCATATCTGCAAAATATCCAAAAGCACCAACAAAAAATGATGCTTTATTAGAAATTGCCACTATTAATCTTCCAGCATATCTGTATAATCCACAAAAGGCATCGATCAGTTTGATTGATAATAGAAGATTTACTATGAGAGATATTGGATTTATTGAAGATAGAGTCCAAAATTTGGAAAAACTAACCTCATTATCTCTTCTTGAATTAAATGCACAGACTCTACAAATTCAAGATGCGGAAGGAAAAAATAGATTTAAGAGTGGATTTTTTGTTGACGATTTTAAAAATTATTCATTAATAGACAACGTACTATCTTCAATAGAAGTTAATCCAACAGCAGAAGAATTGTCACCAATTATCAGTAGAAATTCAATTAAATCTCAGATTGCACCTACTCAACTATTAACTCCTCAAGTTATAGATTTGTCGGATAATTTTGAACTATTAGATCCTAATGTTCAGAAAACTGGAAATTCAGTAACTTTAAAATATGATGAAATAGGTTGGATTGAACAACCAATAGCAACAACAGTAGAAAATGTAAATCCATTTAATGTCATTGTATATACTGGAGATATTCAGTTAAGTCCTGCTGTTGATAATTGGGTAAGAACTATTCAACTCCCCGATAGAAATATTAATATTACATCTAATCAATCTAGAACTCTTACACAAAATCTAACAAGTTCAGTAAATTTAAATTTAGGGGTTGCTAATTTCAATTTCACTCGCGACGGCGGAACAGCGCGGACTGGCAGAGGAGTACTTCTTAATAGAAGAATAAGGAGTCAAGTTCAGAGTCAGAGGTCTAATTTAAGTGCTAGTAGCACAAGTAATTCTCAAAGTGTTAGTGTTGATACTATAAGTTTTGACGATGTTGATACTAGAAATGAATTGATATCGGCAGGTGATGAAGTATTCATGAGATCCAGAAATACTGAATTTGAAGTCAGTAATATTAAACCATCTACAAGATTCTATCAATTTGTTGATGGCAATAGCGGAGTTGATTTTATTCCCAAATTGATTGAAATTGCAAATAGCCCATCTCTAGCAACTTACGGAACATCTAATGGTTCTTTCGTAATTGGAGAGACAGTAGTTGGATCTGCTATTGGTGCAGGTGGAATTGGTCCATCTATTTCATTCAGAGTTGCTACACCAAATCATAAGTACGGATCATTTAATAATCCATCATCAGTATTTAATGTAAATCCATATGTAACCTCAGAATCTATACCTTCAACATATAGTCAATCTTCCAAGATTCTAAATGTTGATACATCTTCTTTATCCGAAGAAGCACAGGGATTATATTCTGGTTATATTATACGGGGAATGAAATTAGTTGGTCAAACTAGTGGCGCAATTGCGTATGTAAAAGATCTTAGATTAATTTCCGACAACTATGGGGATTTAATAGGATCTTTCTTCCTCAGAAATCCACACCAGATTCCAGTTCCCTCAGTAAGATTGCAGACAGGAACAAAAACTTTTAAAATTACATCCAATGTCACAAATGATCCTGGTCTTCCTGGAAGTAATTCAGTTTCTTTTGCAGAAACAAATTATACTTCTATGGGAACTTTGAATCAATGGCAGAACGAAGTAACTACAAATACACAAAATCTTACAACTACAAATGTAATCAATCTACAAACAAATGCTTCTGCTTCTCTCGGTCTCGGTATAAATCAAATTACTAATACTGTAGTTGAAGAGTATGGTGATCCGTTGGCACAAACATTTGTAGTTGGAGGAAATGTTGAAGCACCATCAGATATTGATACTAGTGATGATATAAATGGAGCATTCTTAACTGCTGTTGATATTTTCTTTGCCAAAATAGATGGAGGAAATGCTCCAGTTAAAGTTCAAATTAGAACCACAGAATTAGGATTCCCAACTAGAACTGTTTTAGGAAAAACTGTTACAATAAAACCAACAACTGTGGATTCTGCGGGAAATATTGTTAAAAATATTCAGGTGTCCGATACTGGAGATGTTGCTACAAAAGTAACATTCCCCGAACCAATCTTCTTACCACCCGGAAAAGAATATGCTGTTGTTCTCTTGGCAGAAACTAGTGATGAATATGAAGTATGGACTGCCACTATGGGAGAAAAATCTGTATCTGAATCTTCTCTTCCACCAAATTCTAATGCAGAAAGTGCAGTATATTCAAAGCAATTTGCTTTAGGGAGTTTATTTAAGTCCCAAAATGGATCTATTTGGACTCCAAATCAATTCCAGGATCTTAAGTTTAGACTTTACAAGGCACAATTTAGTTCTCAAACAGGAACTGCATTCTTCTATAATCCAGATTTGGACAAGAGTAATGGATATATTTCAAAATTAAGTATTGATCCTATTAGAACTTTACCAAAAACTGGTTCTATTAAAACGGATATTATTTCTGGCGGAGATTCCACTACACTCGGTATACTGACCACAGGTAGAAAACTTGCTGGTAATAATAATACTGGAGGATCTGCTATCATTGTGGGTAGAGGAAGTTCCGTTACGAATGCGACTGTGACAACTATTACAGGTGGATCTGGATATGTTACAGATACTTCCGTCGATACTTTCAACGTTATTGGTAGTGGGTCTGGATTGAAACTTAATATTACTGGTATTAATGCTAATACAGGATCAATCACTGGCATTTCTGTTGTTACTACAGGAACAGGTGCCGGTTACAAAGTCGGTGATGTAGTTGGAATTGTAACATCAACTGTTTCTAAACAGACTGGTAAAGAAGCAAGAATAACTGTTGCTGGAGTATCAACTGATGTTGATACATTATATCTTTCCAATATTCAGGGCGAATTTGGTTCTTCTGGTAAGGCATTTACTGTAGGTGCAGGAGTCAGTTACTTTGCAGATAATGGAGTACTAACTGCATTACCATCAACAACTATAACATCTGTCTCTGGAAGTGGTGGAGTCAACTCTGGTAATTATGTAAAAGTTGATCATTTCAATCATGGAATGTATTCTAATACAAACAAAGTAACACTTAGTGATATTCAATCTAGTATTGAACCCACAACATTATCTGCTGCAGTGTCAGTTAGTGAAGTGTCAACAATTAGTGTTGCAAGCACTAGTAACTTTACAACATTCGAAGGTGTCGATGTTAGTGCATCAAATCCTGGATATGTGAAGATTGGCAATGAAATTATTTCTTATACTAGTTTGGGTTCTGGACAACTTCTAATTGCTGCTGACGGAAGATCAATTGATTCTACCATTACAGAACTGCATGATAAAGATTCTATAGTCTATAAATATGAACTTAATGGAATTTCTTTAAGAAGAATTAATAAAACTCACAATGTTGCCGATCCAATTGGATTAGATCATTACCATGTTGCTATTGATGTTTCAACAAATGGTATTGATAGAGATACTGACGGCACACCGACAGGAATGCCACAGCTTAATTTCTCTAATGAGGCATCTACAGGAGGAGCAAATTCTAGTGCATCGGAAAACATTCTATATACTTCCATAATTCCAACATACAATATTATTACTCCCGGATCAACTACATCTGTGACAGGAACTATAAGAACTATTAGTGGAACTAGTGTTAATGGTTCGGAAGGATCTTTTAATGATGAAGGATTCGTTCCTGTTGGAATAAACGTATTAAATAATTTCGTTACTCCAAAATTGCTTTGTTCCAAAATAAATGAAACAACTTATCTTCAAAATCTTCCAAGAAGTAAATCATTTACTACTGGAATAACTTTAAATTCCAATGATGTAAATCTTTCTCCTATGATAAATCTTGACATTGCATCTACAGAATTTAGGTCAAGTCGTTTTGATAAACCAATTTCCGATTATCCATCTGATGGAAGAGTAAATTCTATTTTTGATGATCCACATGCTGCTGTATATGTTTCTAATACTGTAGATTTATCAAATCCGGCAACATCGTTAAAAGTTATTTTAAGTGCATATAGAGACGAGTCCGCAGACTTTAGAGTTCTTTATAACTTAATAAAAGCAGATTCTGGAGAAATTAGTCAGACATTTGAATTATTCCCAGGATATGATAATTTAACATATACTGATGAGGATGGATATGCTGTCATTAATGATGCTAATAATAGTGGATTGCCCGACAGATTTGTTCCTGGAAGCATGAGTAATCAATTCTTAGAGTATGAATTTACTGCAAATGAACTTCCATTGTTCTCGGGATATACGATTAAGATTGTAATGTCTGGAACAAATCAAGCATATCCACCAAGAATTAAAGAATTGAGGACTATAGCAATAAGATGATTAGAGTAGATGGATATCAAAACTTATACCGAGATGAGAAAAGTGGTGCCATAATCAATTGCGATTCTATGGCATACAATCAGTATGTAAGTTCTTTGGAACAAAGAAATCTCCAAAAAAGAGAAATCTCTGAAATGAAAAATGACATTAACGAGATAAAATCTCTTCTCAGAAATTTATTGATGAATTCTGAGAATATAAATATCTAAAGATAAGATAGCATAATTTTTTGAATAATGGCAGTATTTGTATCTAACATCACGATTGAACAAGGTTTCGACTTTGATACTTCTTTTCAGTTAGAAGATACCAGAACAAACACCCCATTGGTTTTAACCGGTGCTGCGACAGAAGGCATGTTGAGAAAAAGTTACACTAGTGCAAGTGCCGTTTCCTTTGCTTCTACAGTCACTGACGATGTTAATGGGATTATTTCAATATCTCTAACATCTTCTCAAACAGTGGCGTTAAAAGCGGGAAGATATGTATATGATGTAAAGATAACTAGTGCCGGAAAAGAATATAAAGCTGTTGAAGGGTCAGCATTAGTAAGAGCCGGAGTCACTAGGTAATGCCAAGCATAAACGATAGAATTGGATCACAAAACGTAATTCGCGTATTATCCAATGCTTCTGCGCCACCATCAAGATTACTCAATCTAACTGACGTTGATTCATCATCTCAGACAGATGGCAATTTATTA